GTGTGCGTGGCGATCCCGGCGACAATGTGTTCTCGGCATACCCTGGCGTTCCCATCAAAGGCAGCAAGAATCGTGTGGGATTGACCGAAGCATTTGAAGATCGTGAACGCCGTGGCTACAACTGGAACAATCTCATGTTGCAGCGCTGGACTGATCACAACGGCGACGAACATCGTGTACTGGACGATTACGAACGCAATCGTGTGCTGGTGGATCTCACTGCACAGCCCGACGCAGTCAAACACGCAGTGGATCAATGCATTCGTGAACAAGTCAGTCACAGAGACGTGGGCATGGTGGGCGCACACTTTCTCAAGTTCTGTGGCAAATACGAACTCAATAAACTGAGCGAGCAGGCCGAAGTTGTGGGTCGCTGGCTCAATCAAACCTATCAAGGAGCACTCAATGACAATAATTGCCAAGCCAGTGGTTGACAATGAATACTGGATTCTCAAGCAAGATGATCAAAAAGTAGGCAACATCCAGGCCGTGGATGATGGTTACCAGGTCACCATTGCCAACAAAATTGTCAACTACAAAACCATTCCCATGCTGTGCCGCAGGGAGAATGTGGAATTTGCACCAGCGGCCACACCATCACCACAGCCCGCAAATCAAGTACACGGCTTTGCGGTACAGGGGCGTGTGTTCAATGCACTATGGAATGTGCAACTGCGACTGCCACTGTTTACCAAAGACACCAAATCCAAGTCTTGGTTTGCAGCTGGTTGGTATCGTGTGCGTCAGCATCGTGTCTGGCGCACAGTACAACAGCCCAAACTGATCACTCTGCAACGATACGAATATCGTGGACCATTTCATACCCGGGAGCAAGCCAATGAATCCGTTTAGAGATCAAGAAAAATTCATGCGAGCCTGTGATCAAACCACAGACCATCAAAATCTTGAACAGTACCAAATGTACTGCAATCTCATCCGAGAAGAATTTGAAGAACTGGTGGCCAGTCAAACTGCCGAAGACGACCTTGATGCCTTGATTGACATCCTTGTGGTCACAATTGGCGCCATACACAGCCTGGGCGCTGATGCCGAGGGAGCATGGAAAGAAGTCATGCGTACAAACTTTGCCAAGATTGACAAGGACACTGGCAAAGTTCGCAAGCGTGAAGATGGCAAAGTGCTGAAGCCACAGGGTTGGACTCCGCCCGATCTCAAACCGTTTGTGAGAAAAAATGAAAACTCGTGAGCAAATTGTGGCCGACATGTGTATGACCTGGCGTCATGACTTTGGCCTCACTCGTGGAGAACCTGGCAGTGATAACTTTGCGCAGAGCATAATGTCAGGCATGACACGGGATGAACGTCAAGCATTGTTCAATCACATGAACCAAGTGTTTGAACACTGTTTCAAAGACCTATATCAAGAGCTTGCGGCATTGAAAAATGGCCGCAGTGTGTTGGTGCCCACATCCAAACCCCAGGCCATGGAAATGCTCAAAGTGGCCACTTATTTTTTAGACAACAGTGAGGATCATCGAGCGTGAGCCTGCACATCAATCGATTTGTAGATGCCATCAAGGCTGCCGAAAGTCGCGCTCAACGTGATCTAACCATGAGTCTACGCGATGCCAAAGACCTGCACGGTGACATCACCAAATTGCTGTTGACCCTAGAAGCCATGCGTAATCAAAGTCGTGCTGACTCTGTGGTCACACTAGAGATCAGTGGTGGGGACTTCAAAAACCGCTAGTTTATTGAGATAAATAAACTTGGGAGATTATCATGAGCAGACCCAAGCCATTGGTGCTGATAGAACACACCAACAAACAAACATACAAAACCGAGCAGGTACTGGCTTCGGAAGGCGTATGGGCTGTGTTCTACGACTCCAAGCCCATCAATCTCAAAACTTCAAATCTGCTGCTGCAATATCCAGGCCCCAAGTACAAAAAAGTCAGCTTTAGCAATCCTGGACATGCCAAAAATTTGGCCAAAAAACTCAACACTCAGTTCAAGACCGACAAGTTCACTGTGGTGTTGTTGACACAAGGGGCGCAAGTGTACCCCAATGTTATCTAAACAGCAAATCACTCAAAAAGTACTGGAAAACTTACCAGACAGCGAGCGAGTCAGCCTTGACGAAGCCATGATGTCATGGTGGATGAATTTTCGACAGGGCGGCGGCATGCGACTCACACAGACCGGTTACGTGGCCTTGGCCACTTGTGATCTGCAAACTTATATCTTTGATGTGCACCCAGGATTGCCATCACGGCTGGGGCAACTATTGATCTTGGACAAAAAACTGCAATGCCCCTATTTCATCAAACTGGGCAAGAATCCACAGCTCACATTGTTTGGTGGCGAGCAGGCCACCATGTTGGCCTTGTATGGAGATCTAGAAGGGTTCTTAAAGTATCTTGGTCGCACATAGCATGGCTTGTTGTACAAATTTATTTTGATACCATTTGATCAAATCGTTGAGCACATATTGGCTTTGTTTTTGAAGTCTTTGTTGGAATTTTTCTAGATCAATTTTGCCCTGTATCAGGTCCTTATTGCGCAAGATGGCTTGTTCTACTCGTTGATTGTTTGGCAAAAAATCATAGCTGGTATCAACTACATCATCAAATACATCAAGTCCCATGTCTTTGCAATCAGCAACTATGCCGGGATAGCCTATCAATATTGGAATTTGTTGTGCAGCCATAGCAAACAAAGTTTTTTCACAAATGACGCCTGGGCGATGATCGTACTGTGTTTCAGTCACAATGTTCACAGCCGCTGTACCATACACAGGCAGTAGTCTAACAAAATTTTCATCGTTTTCTGTGCCGCGATATGTGGCATAGTCCCACAATGGCAGGCACATTTCAGTGCCATAACTCAGCCAGCCGTTGTGCCAATTTTGCAGTATGTCAACTACACGCCTACGATGCAAACACATTCGCCCATTCAAACATTGCCATGCTTTGGTTTTGGGCTGAGATATGGCTGCACTGCATTCATGCCACCGCTGTGCCAAACGTGTCATTTCTCTACAGTTATGATTGCTGTATTCTATTAAATTAACAGGCCCATGATAGATTTTTTCTAGACCATGATGCATGTGTGTTACCACTACCTGATTTGCATGTGAGCCATAAAATTTTTCAACAGCATCTAGTTCCACAATTTTGTCATTGTCAAATGTCACAAAATCTTGAAAATGAATCAGCACCAGTGTGTTTGCTTTGAATTCTGTTTTTGGCAATTTCAAGGGCCAACCAGATATGGCATTATAAGGCGGATCAAAGCCATTCCATTGCGGGACCAAATCAAATCCAAGACCTCGAAAAGTTTGATCAAACAAAGTTGTATATTCAATTGTCATATTTGTTCCAGTCAATGGCTGTGGTAATCCAATCAGTGTCAAACTCAAAATTTTTGCTTTGTTGATCTAGATAATTTTGCGCCATGTTTAATCTTTGCTGAACACTGTGCAGATGATGCATGGTAGAATTGTCGCCTACTTCAAGCCACAAAAACGCATGACTTGAAGTTGCTGGCGCAGTGGTATACATGACTTTGGCTGAATGTGGGTCAAACCCCAAACAATCAATCAATTCAGCACTTGACAGTATTCTACGCCATTGTGAATAATTGGCTGCACAGTCCAATGTGCAAGACAATATAACACTGACTTGACAGGGTTTGCCTAGAGCCTGCAGAGCCATGAATCTTGTATCACCACAATCAATGATCAAACCATTTGGTTGTTGGTGTACCAAAAATGGTTTTCTAATGGGTTCCACAGACAAATTTTGATAAATCCAGTTTGCTCTAACAAGCCGGGCAATTTCGTATGTTTGTTGACCTGGCCATGATGTTACATTTCTTCCGTGGATTTTAAGCAGTCGATTGACAATGCCAACGGACACTGCCAGGGTTTGTGTGGGTATCAAATTGGTAACTGGCACACTGGGATTGTAAAACACAGCATAACGGTTGCCTAGAGCATCGGCTAATTCTTGATGATGTGCGGTCATTTCAACTGATTTTTTTCAAAACAGCAGACCACCACTCAGCAAAATCAGCAGGCCACTGCTGCGCCATTTGAGCCAAGACATTTTGATTGTGTTCAGCAGCCTGTTGACAGCGAGTTTTAGCTGTGACGAAATCTTGTTTTTTGATACTGTCCACTGACTGGTCAGCATCCTTGATAAAATCTACCAAGCGATCTCCAAACTGACCAGTGTGTTTTTCTTGAGCAAAATCTGTGCGGTGTTGCACTAGATCGCCCATGATGTCAAAGCCCATTTGACACAGTCTGGCCGTGGTGTATTTGCCAGCATACAACACAAACGGCACCGGTGTAACCAAGGCTCTAAATGTTTTTTCGCTAAGAGCAATGTTGGTGTCACTGCTGTAGGTTTCTATTATCATGTTGAGCCAGGCCTGCACATGGCACTGTTCCAATGACAGGTCATGATTGCGATAAGGCATCAGCTCACTCATTTCTTTGAAAGTTTTGTCATAGAGTCGACGCAAACTCAAGGGCAAGTTTTGATATTCGCGCAAAAAATTATGCTGCAACACCTGGGGCGAATCATTGGTGCTGTTCCATGACCAGCAATTGAAGTTGACCCAGTCGCGATCAAGATCCAACAGCAAAGGCCAATCTTTGTGATCAGGGTCAGGATCGGGCTTGGTGGCTCGACTCACCAGTTCCAAAAACAAAATCAGTCGTTTGGCATCCAATCGGTTCACGGCAAAATTAAATCTGCGACTGGGCTGCCAGTCCTTGAGCTGGGGTTGATAATGGTAAATGCCAAAGTAACTGTCGGGCAAACGACAGACCTGATACTGAGTGGCACAGGTGATGTAGTTGTCTGTGATCACTGTGGTGTTGATGTCCCATGTGGTGGGCATGGGCCCAAGATGACCCTGTGGCCTACAGGTGTAAACATCATCGGCCAAGCACACCACGACCTGACGCGATCCACGGGCCCATACTTTGTTGCTGGCCGATGTGCTGTGGTAACCCAACATTTGTAGTTGACTACGAAAAAAGTCCATCATGGCGTTTTCGTGCCAAATACAACGACTTTTTTGGAAGATTTCGCCATCATGAATGTGGTGATACAGATCCGTCATGTGTGTAATTAGCAACAAACGCAGACCATGCAAAAAAGTAGTACTTTTGTAGTGGTTTTTTCTGGTTGACCAATTATTCCCAAAATGCTATAATAATGGCATGATGAGGAAAAAACGTTCGGATCGCACCCACATTGTTTACATGCTGACTTCGGGCACGGACTTCTACATCGGTGTCACTGCCAAGACTGCCAGCACTGTGAAGAAGTCTGTGATGACTCGTTGCATGAAGCACCTGTATCGCTCGCGTAGCGAAGACAAGTCGTGGGCACTGTATGAGGCCCTGCGCGAGCGTGGCACTGGGGCATTTACTGTGAGTGTCCTGGCTGTGTTGCGCGGCAAGACCGAAGCACACAATTTTGAGCGTGACTTGATCCGTGCACATCGTCCCCGCTTGAACACCGACGTTCGTGTGAAATCGGTTGACCAATAATTCCCGTTTTGCTATAATAGAAGCATAGTAAGAAACAAGGAGCCACAATGTCCAAACTGCTGATCACCACTCAAGTTTACGAGAACTACGCCTGGAACGAAGATGGTTCCATCGGCACTGGTGCCAACGCCTACTGGAAGCCCAAGGGCGGTTCGGACTATGTGATCCGCAACATTGATGTCAACCGTGCTCAAGAGCTGGCTGACAAAGCCACCCGCGAACTAGAACAGGCTTCAGACTATTTCACTGAAACTGTGATTGGCTGGGAAATTGTTGAGGACGACTACCTCACTGAGTTTGAGCGTGATCAGCTGGAGTTTGAAGGTAAGATTGTTTACCCTGTGAAAGAACTTTGTGTTTAAGGAGCAAATGATGCTGATTGATTATACTAGCAAGCCTCAAGAGTTTGAAGGCAATCTCTACGACCAACGCCACGGCGGTCCCTTTGATCGCGGTGCTGCTGACAGCTACTACCATCGTGGCTATCACCCGCACTACTTTCAGGGTGACACCTACAGTTCGGAGATGGTGACCTTGGGGGAGATGACTGCTGAGGAGATCACTGCCTACACCGCAGGCTATAACTACAACGAACGGTTCGGCGACAAAAAAGACTGGGGTTGACTGTGAAAAAGCCAGACTGTGATCTCAGCCTAGATGAAATGATCGACTGTTTGCGTAATCCCACACCGGATAAGCGCAGCCTTAATGAACTGGATACAGTAATTGATGAAATCATTGATCGTAATCCAGAATGGGTCGAACATATCATGCGGATCGTTGAACAAGGACAAGGTAAA